CAGGGGCCAAATGTATGCTGAATCAACCTTAGAAACTGCAAAAGTCATGTCAGGGTCCGGGATTAAATCACCGTTCTGTTCGTAATAGTGTGACAAGCTGTAAATATCAACCGGCCTCCCGGCAAGGTTAACATCAGTTTCAATCCTTTCAAGGTGTACCGGCATGAATGTACCCCGGCTGTTGTCTATTTTTATGCTGCTTTTCTGGTCCAGTCTTTTGATCATTGAATTGAAAACGACTGCGGCACGTTTGTTAATTGTTCTCATTGTTGCTGTTGTTAAGGTTTGACAATGGAGCCCGGGAATATCCCCGGGCCCCGGGTTATTTTATTGGAATGCACATTCAACGTCCATCCTCTGAATTTCCTTTGTTGTAACTACCGATTTCCGGGATTCCTTGATTTCCTCAATGACTACCTCAATCCCCTGTCTAATGGCACCTGAAACGGAATAAAGCGGCTCCTGCTCCCATCCTCCATAATACGCCTCCTTGATATAGTCACCCATCGGGGCCCCGGGCTGTGTATTGTGTTTGTACCACTCCCTGAAAAGGTGCTCAACAATCTTAAACAACGTGCTGTCTTTTGAGGCGTTGAAAGGGCAATAATTTTCAGTGTTAATGATCTGACTGCCGTACAGTTTGCTGATGATTTTTACTCTCATGGCTGCAATATTAAAAGGTTAACAGAATGAATGATAAAAGGGCCTGAAGTGGTCCCCGGGCGTTGGTCCTGTTGGCCCTCCTTTGAATCCTCCGGTATGACCTGAGTTCACTCCGGGACAGGTCCTCTAAATCAATATTCCCTTTTTGAATTTCCGTTACAATCCAGTTTGAAAGTTTCATGGTTGCTGTTGTTAAGGTTTGTACAGTA